CCAAGAAGAAGGCGCCACCCTTCACTGCGGCGCCATCTACCTCGAACCCCTCGTCCAAAGCAGCACTATAACTTTAGCGTATAAAGAAGCTAAGATTGAGGTTGAACTACCACTCGAGCTGGTCAACCAGACAATGCCCTTTCGGGCCTGGTCGATCTCTCTCCCCATCAAAGATGTCTAAGTACGCCAGCATCCTTTTCGAGCCCAGCAAGTTCCACCAGATTGGGCCATTCCGCTTCCCGGTCTACAACGACCTTGTCCCCGGTGAAGCCAAGGGCATCGAAGAGATCGGGCGTAAGCAGTCCAAGTCAACCTTCCGCTCGATCAAGCTCGCGCAGCGGATCGCTAAGGACAAAGGCATTACGACCAAGGAAGCGGTCGACCTTCTAAGCAAGGCCAACGACGACGAGAACCAAGCAATCCTGTTTGATTACGTAACCGAACTCGAGGAGCTCCAAAGCGACACCCTCGGTGCCACTGAGCAGCAAATTGCTTTTGTCACCCTATTCATCCGCTACCGGGGAGAAGTCAAGCTTCCCCGCTCAAGGGAATGGACCCGACTCAGTGACTGGACCGATGAGGACACCGAGAGCATGCCCTCCAAAACCATGGAGGAAGTCTTCAAGCTACTGACCTGGGAGCGTGATGGCTGGCCCGAGCCGGAAGCGGAGGGAAACGAAGTGGAGCAGGAGTTCAGCCCACCCCCGAACAAATCCTGAAGCAGTGTGAGGACCACCTCCGCACACCCCTGACAGATTGGGACAGCGTCTATGTCAGGGTGCGTTGCTCCGAGATCGGTGCTGACTACCCCGCCGAACGCTTTCTCCGCACCCCAATTAGCAGTATCCGCTGGCTCCTACGCCAATTGGATGACCGCGAAAAAGGCCAGGCCAACCTGGCCAGCGTTTCCACTGCGCGCCTCGCCCACATTGTCCTGCAGGCAGCCCATGGGATGTCTGGCTCGAAGAGTGCAGCACCCAAGGTCCAGCCCAAAGACTTCCTGCCTTACCCGGATTGGAGGCCCAGCACAGCCGAGGCCGATGGCCCAGATCAACCTACGAAGTTCATTCTCACGGAGCTAATCAAAACCCGTCAGATCCCAATGCACGTGTTCGCTTCACTGATAACTCGGGCAGAGGAAGAGCGATAGCATACGTTTAGCGGATAGCTCACGAGCGAGAACGTGGCTGACTTTAGGCTCAAGGTAGTAGCAGATACGCAGACCGCGGAGCGTGGTCTTAAACAAGTAGGAGAAGTCGCGGATAAAGCAACAAAGACCCGTAACTTAGACATAAAAGTTCCAAATCTATTTGAAGTATCAAAGACTTTTCAGACACTAGAACGTGATGTAAAGTCAGCAGCGAACACCATAAAAACATTTTACACAGTAGGAAAGGCACTCCCAGGTAGCTTTGGAGAAGTAGTTCGCACTATTGAAAATGTAGGCAAAAACGCCACGAAAAGCGCCATAGCAATAAATAACAACAACTCAGCAGCTGAGATATTTAGCAATACAATAAAAGGTGCTACTGATGCAGCTAGTCAACTCGTAACAACCCTGGCAAAAGTAGGCTTTGCTACCTTCGCTATTAAAGAAACCGTAGGGATACTACAGGCAGCCTTTAACGGCTTCTTCAATAACACCATCGGCCGAGAGATCAAGCTCCGGGAGACGATCCTCAAGACTCAAACCACCCTTGCCTCCACCAACAAGGTCTTCAAGGACGGCAAAGAGATCACCGATCCCTACCAGAAGATCGTCACGCTCACCGGTGCCGTCCAGAAAAACATTGACTCCATCCGAGAGCGGTCGATCGCTCTAGCTGGAGTCACCTCCAACGATGTCATCGAGGTCTTTGGCATTGTCGCCTCCCAGGTTGGCCAGATCGGTGGTGGCCTCAAGGAAGCTGAAGACCTGGCCATCAACTTCGCCGCTGCTCTTGGCACCTTCGGAATCCCCCTGTACCAAGCTCGGCAGGAGATCGGCTCAATCCTGCGCGGGGACATTACCACCGACTCTTACCTCGCCAAAGCACTGGGCATAACCAACGAGGACATAACCAAGGCCAAAAACGAGACCGGTGGTGTAGTCAAATTCCTCGAAGACCGCCTAGCTGAAGCCGTTGCCGGCCAAAAGATCGCTGCCCAGGGCTTCTCCGGCGTGATGTCAAACATACGCGACCTCGGGGAGCTCATTGGCCAGAACTTTGGCCGAGGCATGCTTGCGCCCCTGCTCAACGGATTAACCGCAGTATTCGAGACCTTATTCCGCATCCGCAAGCAGATCTTCGATATTGCCTCCAAAGCTGGTGAAACTATCGGTCGTGTGGGCACACTCGTAGTCGGACTGACCGCCGGCCGCACCGGTGTGGGCAAAGGTGTGGATGCAAGCGCCGCTGCCTCGGCCGCTTCGGGCCTTGCCGACAAGGCATTCACCGAGATCGAGAGCGTCGCTCAACGCACAGTGGGTGCAATAGCAACAGTCATTGCTTCATTGAAGCCTACGGTGCTCATTCTTGCGGATGCCTTCCGCAACGTATCAGAAGCTTTCGTACAAATTAAAGTTGGTACGTTTGAAGCATTAGCTTCAGCTTTAGCGAATGTAGCAAGAGCAGCGGGGGTAATTGCTCCGATATTTGCGAGCATATTTAATCTATATGCGCGCCTGTTAAACACCCCCATTGTCAAATACTTTACCGAGGTCGCCACCGTCCTCGCATTCCTTAAGCGAGCCGGCCTAGACGCAGCTACTTCGCTCCTCATGTTCGGCAAGTTTGTTATTAGTTCGGTCATTCCCGCTTTAGGTGTCTTCGGCACGGCCGCCGGTGCTGTAGTAGCTGGGATTGCAGCTATCGGACTAGCGATAGGCAAACTCGTACTTGTGTTAGCTGGACTAGCGTCCGCCCTTGTCACGCCTGCGGCAGCTTTTCCAGCAGTAGCAGCGGCATTTCATGCACTATCCGCAAGCCTAACGAATGTAGGTAATCAAGCGGTCGGTGCTAATACTAAATTAGCTGGTTTTGGCAAGGGCCTTACTACGTTAGGCGCTACGGCGAAAGCCGCAGGTGGCGCGATACTATCTTCCCTAGGTTGGATATTTGCATTTCAAGTAGGAATTGCGGTTGTCATAGACGCTGTCGGTCGTTTTCAACGCGCACAGGAGGAACAAAAGGCTAGCGCCCGCGCGACTGAAGCACTACGCCGCCTCCAAACAACCTACAAAAACGTAGGCGATTCAGCCAACAGCGCAACAAAATCGGCGCGCGACTTTGAGCAAGCCATTGTAAATGCGCGCTACGACAACATAGTAAATGAAGTTGAAAAAATACGCGAGCAAATTAAAGAAGTTGATGACTACTTAAATGATAACAGCTTGTTAGGCCGGATATTAAAATCACCTGGCCGGACGGCTATTATTGAGATACAAAATAAGCGCAAAGAACAGGCAACTACTCTTGAAAAAGAAGCGTCTGAAATTAGCGCGCAGCGTGACCGCAAACTAGCTGCAGAAAACGTAAAGCTAGAGACTCAAAAACGTATAGACCTAACCAAAGAAATAGCCGAACTCGAGCGCAGCCATGCTTCCAAGCTCTTCGAGCTTCGCCAACAGGCAGCAGCGAAAGAGGTCGAGATCTTCCGCCTGGCAGGTGAACAGCGCATTGCCGAAGTCGAGCGCGCCAATGCCAAGATGCTCAAAGGGCAGGAAGGTGCATCCGCTGCAGCTATCGATGCACTCAACAGGTACCTGGCAACCCGAGAGCGGGGTGAACTCGAGATCGAAGCTGCTAAGCAAGAGCTTCACATTGAATCTGCCAACCTCGACAAGTCGGTGGCTGACTACCGGGTAGCTATCGAGAAGCAGATTGCAGAGATCAAGAGGAAGTCAAACGAAAACGACATTGCCACGGCCGATTACCGGAAACAGCAACTGCTAGCAGGAGGGGCAACTGGTGCAGCAGGTAGTGGTGACTCCATTCAAGCTGCCGTTGCCGCAACCAAGAACCTGACAGGGGTCAATGAACAGTGTGCTGAAGCGGTCAAACGCTTCATGGCTGTTATCGGGGTCAACAGCTCGGTGATGACCAAAGCGGCAAAGAGTGCCGAAAAGATGGGCACGGTGATGACCGACTGGTCCAAGCTGCAACCCGGGGACATCGTGGCTCGGGGTAGCAAAGGCGATCCCAGCCATGTTGGGGTGTTTACCGGGGGTCAGAACGTCTTCCACCAAAGCTCAGGTCGTGGCCTGACGGCTGGTAACTACCCCGACCTCGGGTACTTCAAGGAGAAGGGCTACTTCATTCGCCCGTCCGGCATGGCGGCCGGCGCTGGCCCTGTGGCTAAGCCTGTTCTTCAGGAAGCTTCAAAGCTTAGGGATCCCAAACAGATGAGCAACGAGGTCGCAGCCATCACAGGCAGTATCAAGAACCTAAATGCCCAAACAGCCGAGCTAAGGGCCCAGGCTACCAACGCCAACACCAAAGCCGCCTTCGACGCCATCTTCGATGGTCTTTTCCCTCAGGTCCCAATCGAGGGAGCCCAGAACGATCTGATCGAGCGCTTCAACAAGATCAACTCCTTGCTCCTAAGCACAGGAGCCAATACTGCTGCTAGCACTGCCGAGCAGAAGTTTGCTGACATCAAGGCAGAAACCCAGACCCAGGTTGAGATCCTCAAGAGAGAAGTTGCCCAGGTCAAGACTGAATTTGAGAAACGGCGCACGTCGACCGACCCGAGAAACAAGCTTTCTGATCAGCAAGCAAACGAACTGAAGACTCGAGCCGACAAAGGCCTGCAAGAACAAATTGAAAAACTGAACGAGATTGCGAAGGTCAAAAAGGCAATTTCAGCCGCGGACAACTACGGTGAGGCCCTGACCCAGCAGCAACAACTACTAATCCAGTTCAACCAGCAGACCGAAGCCATCAAAGACGAGGCCGAAGCTCGCCGCACAGCAAACAGACTACGAATGGAAGGCTTCTCCGAAGAAGCAATCCAGAACGAACTACGCAAGCTAAAGCTGGACCAAGAGTTCCAGAAAGCAGCAGAGCAAATGGATGCGCAGTACCTCCTTCTGCAGAATTCATTGGCTCAATACAACCTAGAACAAGCCAAAGGCACAGTACTCACTGGTGCTGCCAAGGAAGCTTATGAAGGACTGAACAAATCACTCGAAGACCTAAAGAAAAGGCGAGACGAATTAGAAAGCAAAAAAGACAAGGCCAAAACAGATGGTGATGCTGCCACCGCTGGAACTAAACAAACCCCACGTGAAAAAATCGGAGGTCGAATCAGTGAAGTCAAAAAAGAACTAGCGGAGCTTACTAACGGAGCCAACATCGCAATCAAGGCTGCTGATGGTATTGGAAACGCATTTGGCAGGGCATTTAGGGGCCTGATTGATCAAAGCATGACTGCTCGGGAAGCGTTGAGCGTATTCTTCAAGGACGTGGCCAACATGTTCCTCGAGATGGCCGCTCAGATCATCGCCAAGCAGATGACCATGATCATCCTGCAGACCATCCTCAAAGCACTTGGCGCTGTTAGCGGTGCCGGAAGTGGTGGCGATCTTGGAAAAGTCAACATGGCAGATGTAAGCAAATACTCAGCTCCTCTTGGTTATGCCAAAGGTGGAGTATTTGGTGACGGTGTATCGAAATTTGCAGCGGGTGGAATTGTTAGCTCGCCCACGCTGTTCAAATTCGCCAACGGCGGCACCACCCAAACAGGCTTAATGGGTGAGGCCGGACCCGAAGCCATCATGCCCCTATCTCGGGGCCCTGGCGGCAAGCTCGGCGTCAACGCATCCGGCCTGCGCGAGGCCATGGGTAGCGCACCTGGAACTGGTGGTTCACCCATACTTAACATGAGTTTTGAGAGTACAACAATCAACGGTGTCGAGTACGTCTCACGGGATCAACTCGAGGCCGCCATGGCACAAACCCGCAGGCAAGCATCTGCCGATGGTGCCAAGCGGGGAATGTCCATGACCCTGGATCGTCTCCAGCAGTCACCCCAAACCCGTAGCCGCGTAGGCCTTCGCTGATGGCAACCTTTCCCGCCTACGCCCCAACCAAACGCCAGTTCGTGCCCGGGATCTACCCCCAGAAGAGCCATCGCTCATTGGCGGGCGTCGTGGTCAAGCGCACCTTCGGCAACAAGCCATCAGCCGCAACACTCAGCTTTTCGTTTGACAATATCGCCGATGTCAAAGTCGTGGCCATCCTGGGCCACTACCGCAGCCAAACAGCAGTCAACAGACGTTTCAAGATCTCAGCCATCACCATGGCTGGAATCAGCACCGAGCTCGCTGCAATCGCGGATGGGTCCGCGGACAACCTTCGCTGGGAATACGCCAAACCGCCCGCGGTGGAATCGATCCGCCCGGGTGCATCCCGAGTCCAAGTTGAACTGCTCGGCGAAATCCGCGACCCGGCTTCTGACGACTGATGACACTCGACATTCGGATCTGCCAATTCTTTCAACTCACCACAGCAGCTGGCATCCAGCATCTGTACCAGAACTACTTCGCCCACGAGAGCGTTCCCTACGGGAGCAAAACCTACAACTGGGCTCCGTTCCGAGCTGAAGGCTCAATGGCCTCCCTGAACGGCGAAAACACAGTCCTGCAGGTGCTGTTCCCCAACATCGACTTTGTGATCCAACTGCTCAGCCAGGGGAAAGGTAACCGGCTCAGCACCTTGATCCTGACCACCCAATGGCTCACCCGTGACAACGCCTACACTCGTAACGTCCAGACCGAGTACTACATCGGCACAGGTGCCTCGATCAGTGAAACAACAGTTGAACTGCGCTTTCGGTCAGCGATCGACAGCGTGGTGTCCAATTTTCCCGGTCGTACACTGACTCAGGCGCTGGTTGGCCCTTTGCCCCTGGATTCACAGTTGTATCTCCAATGAATCTGAACGATTTGATTGGACTGGAGTATGGCTGGAACCATGCACCTGGCGACGGTAGCGGCAAGACCGACTGCTTCCAGCTGGCCTGTGAAGTACGCCGCCGCCTGGGCATGTCCGACTACAGCGAGCGGTTTGCTTGGGTCTATACCGAATTTTTAGACGAACAGTTCAACCGTGCAAAGATTGCCCGCTGGTTACTTCAGTGCGGAGAGCGGTTAAAGATTCCAGCACCTGGAGCAGTACGATTACTACCAGTTGAAGAAGGAGCAGCACTGGCTACGTATCTACACGATGGGACTACGATATTTCTAAGTTCTGGTGGGAGCGTAATTCGCACACAAATTCTGGACAGCCTTGGTTACTGCTTTTGGATGGACTCATGACCCGTAAATTACTTCCTTACGAATATGATCTGATTGACACATTAGGTGTCACAAAAGAAGAGTACCTTGAATTTCTAGCTGTTCAACAAGCATACACAGATTCTAAACAAGGTACCGTCCTAGACATTCAAAATGGTCCCGCAGTTGTAGCTATTGTTCTTGCTGTCATTGGCATTCTGGCGCAGGTTGCCTCCGTCCTCCTAGCACCAAAGCCGCGACTTCCCTCTACACCAGAAGCGTTTGGCCAGCGCCAAACCCGCGACCAGCGTTTCTCCCCTCGTTTCGGCTTCAACAGTCAGCAGGAACTGGCCAAGTATGGCGACCCCATCAACCTCGTCTACACCGACACAGCCATCAATCCCAATGGTGGCGTCCGGTTGGCAGCCTCATTGATCTGGTCCGCCGTTCGCAGTTACGGCTCCACCCAGTTTGTCCAGATGCTGATGGTACTCGGAGCTGGTGGTATCCGCTCCATCAACATCAGTAAAAGTGCCTTTGGACAAACAGCACTATCTGACATCACAGCAGAAAACAAATGGCTGTACTTCCGCCCCAACGGCACCGGAGCATTGCAATGGGCTGACATCACGGGCGCCCAGTCTGTTGACGATCCGACGCTCTATGGCACATCCACAAACAACCCATACCGCATCCAGACCACATCCGAGAACGTGCGGAGCGACGGGTTTAGCCAGGCTTACTCCCCAGCCACACAGAACAGCATCGGCATTTATGGCGTAGTGCCAATCAACGTCGAGGTGTACCAACGGAACGAAGCTGGAGACAAGGAAGCCGCGCCCCTAGGTATCTACTCCACCTGGAACTGGACATCCACCCAATCTGTTGGTACCGGATTTGAAGTCACCATCACCATTCAAGCAACCAATACAAACGTCAACGACGTCAATACCCAGGCACAGGAAACTCGCCGCGCACTCGCTAGCACTTTTGACGACAGTGGTGTATTCAAACTCGGATCAGCAAAATTTCGCGTCAAGTCCATCAATGTTGGATCGCCAGATGAAAAAGACATGATTGTAAAACTTGTGTGCATCGAGAACGGAAATGCTCCAGTTCTTGAGTACGCAAGTCAGACTATCGAAAGTGATAGCACACGGTTCAAGAATTCTGTTCTAAACAGGGCCGACTATACCGCAGCGGTAAATATAACTAATGCTGCTTACAATGCTGATCAACGTCAATACGAATCTTACAATGATGGAGAATACGTTGAGTACAGCAAATTGCCATTCGACGACGTATTTAATAGCGACGGCATATACGGTCCACGGTTTGATTACGAATCTTTCATTGGTTACGAAAAGGATCGTAACTTTACACCTGCTGAACAGGGTGCTTACGCTACACTCCAACGACTAAACAACTTAATTGCTGCTTATGAATCCAATGATTACTTCTACACTAAAGCTTTAACCCGCTTTGAAGAAGCGTCGTACCAGAC